ACCCCGTGCACCTTCAACTGGGAGGCGAACGCCCTGCCCTTGACAGGTTCCAGCCCCTCTTCGGCGCACCAGATGTGGTATGCCTGGCGTAGGTCGGTGACCGCCACGGTGTAGTGCCGGTTGCCGGGGTAGAGGTCGCATCGGGCGGTGAGGAACTGGCCGACCGTGTCCTGGCTACTCTTGTAGGCTTCGGTGGCGGCGCGGACTGCCTCGGGAGGCTGCAACCCGTCACGGAAGTATGCGACCGCGCCTTGGATGATCCATGCGAGCACTGCCGCCGCGTCGGCACGAAGCTTCTCGGGGAGGAGCTCGTCGCGTTCTTCGGCGGGGACGGTGTGGACGAACGGTACGAGGTTCATGCGCCTCCACACGGATTCGCCGCCGTCTTCGACTGCGGGCTGGTGGTTGCCCATTAGGTGTAGGTGGTGGGTGGGGGTGAATTCGAAGAAATCTTTGTTCATGAAGCGGGCGGTGATGCGGTCGCCGCCGGTGAGCATTTTGAGCTTTGCTTCGTCGAGGGTGTCGGTTGCGTTGGTTTCGGAGCCGACGACGAAACGCTTACCGTTGAGGCGCGCCAACTCGGTGGCGTGTTCTTGGAAGGGCTTCTTCATCAGGAACCCAGCCGGCAAGGTTGCGGCGTAGTCGCCGAGTGCGCCGGTGATGGCGTCGTAGTAGACGGACTTGCCATTGCCGCCGGTGCCGTAGGCGAAGGCGAAGACGTGCTCACGCTGCAGGCCGGTCGTACTGTAGCCGGCAAGCCTCTGCATGTAGCCGGTGAGCGCCGCATCGTGGTTGAAGGTGGTTGCGAGGAACCGCTCCCAGGTGGAGGAGGTGCCTGCGGGTGCCACGGCGGTTTGTTTGGTGTGCATGCGGGTTGGTGCGTGTGGCATGAGTTCTCCTGTTCTGAGGTTGATGATGCCTGCGGGGGTGTTGAGTTCGTCGAGGTGGGTGTCGAAGGCTGAGGCGGGTACTGCGATGGTGGGCTGGACTTTGAGGAGTCCGAGTAGGGCGGTGGAGCCGCGGTGGGAGCGGGCGTAGCGGATGAGCGCGTGCGCTTCCTTGTCGGGTTTGCCTTCGTCGGTGACGGGCGGTTGGAGGGCGGCTGCGAAGTTGAGCAGTGCGAGTTTGGTGTCGCCTCCGGTGTCGGGCTGTTCTTCCCAGCGGGTGCCGGTCCAGTGGAAGAACCTGCCGCGGTCGATGTTGTAGCGGATGTGGTTGTTGAAGAGTGCGGTGAAGGCACGGATGAGTCCGAGTTCGGTCCAGTCGGTGATGGTTGCGCCGTCACTGCTGACGGCGGGTTCCTCTGTAACGGTGGTTGCTGTTTCGGGTGCCTGCTCCCCCACCGTCTGCACCTCTGCCGGTGCCTCTGTCGTGGCGGGTGGCGGTGTGGGTGGTGCCGGGTGGCGTGCGGGGAGGATATCTGCGAGTTTCACGGTGATGGGTGCTTTCTCACCAAATCCGGCTGCGGCGAGGGCGCGGGCGGCGGCGGTGTCGTCGCCTGCGTGGTTGAGGATGCTGTAGGCGCGGAATTTGGTGATGGGTTCTTCAACAGGGAAGTCGGGGACGGAGGAGGAGAAGACGTAGAGGCGGTCGCGGTCGTCGGCGTGGCCGGTGGAGGCGGAGTGCCCGTCGCGGGGGTGTTTGCCTGGGCGGGTCCAGAAGCGCTCGCCGCTGGTGAGTGTGGAGTGGAGTGTCCAGCCGTGGGGGGTGAGGATGTCTGCCCAGTCGGTCTTTGCTTCGTAGTCGTCTCCGGGCTTCAGACCGCCCTCAGCCGGGTTTTCGGCGGCGGGGCGGGTGTTGGTGCGGGTGGTTTGGCTAAAGAGCGTTACGGGGCGCTCTGGGGTTTCGTCGAGGGTGTCGGTGATTGCCTTGTGGAACGCTGCGCGCTCAACCTCGGTGATGGTGGGGGCGGTTGCGGGGCCGCCGGCGAGTACCTGCCAGGGGTTGCCGGTCTTGTGGTGTGAACCGGGGGTGGGTGCGGCGATGAAGTAGCCGCCTTCGCCGCGGGTTTCGGCGAGGACTTCACCGGCGGCGTTGCGTGCGAGTTTGGTGTTGCCGGGCACCTTGGCGCCCGCTTCGAGGCGGTAGATCCAGTGGAAGCCGCCGGAGGGTGAGAGTTCGAGCCAGCCGGCGTTGAGGCGTTCCCAGAGCTTGGCGTGGCCGCGTTCGGTCATGGTGGCGGCAATCTTGGGCAGGTCGGCTGCGGCGCGTCCCTCAATTTCGGTCATCTCAAGACGGTCACTGGCGGCGCCGGTGACGATGGCGATGCCGAGGTTACGCCGGTTACCGTCCCGGTACCATTCGTTGATTTCGGCCAGCGGTGCGGGGGCGGTCTGGTATGCCTTCCAGGGGAGGGCGGGGGCTTTGGTGCCGTCGGGGCGGGTGGGGATGATAGAGAGGCGGTGGTTGCGTAGGTGGAGGGCGGTTTCGAGGGTGACGGGGGTTCCCATGGCGTGTCCTTCAGATGGTGGTGGTTTGGTGGGGGTGAGTGTGCCCCGCGCGGTTGGTGTGTGGAAGTCCGCGCGGGGCACTGATGGGGTTACCGGTGAAGGTAGATGTGCGGCGCTAGGCTGCGGCAGCGCGGATGGTGGCGACGGTTTCTGCGGTGACGGGCAGGCCGGTTCCGGCGAGGGTTGCGGCGATCTGCTCGTCGCTCTGGCCGGTGGCGATGAGGGCGGTGACTGCCTGGCGTACTGCGTCGGGTACGGCGGGGACGGGTGCCGGGGTTGCAGGTGCCGCTACAGGCTGTGCCGTTGCCTGGTTGGTGAACATGCCACCAGCCGGTGCCGGCGGCACGTAGGAGGCGGTGTAGATCTTGCGGGGGTTCGCCGGGTTCTTGCTATTCGGGTCAAAACCAGAGAAGGCCACGGTCAGCTGACCACCAATGTCGATGGTGCCTGCGCCTGCCTGGTGCACTGCCTGACGGATAGCGGAGAGGATGGAGCCGGAACGGCCATCCTCAACAACCCAGAGGGTGCGCTTACCGGTGTCGTTAGCGTCCTGCGGGTCACGCTCGGTCGTGTCGAGGGTGACTGCGACCTGCATCTTCGGGCGGGTGCGCTCCTTGTCCCAGTAAGCGAGCTCGTTGGAACCGTACTCGGTGGCCTGGCGTGCGTCGCTGACCTCGGTGATGGTGCCGGTGTGAGTGTCGCCGGGGTTGGTGAACTTCCAGGAATGGCTGGCGCGGGGTGCGAAGAAATCGAAAGCGGACATTACGGGTTTTCCTTTCAAAAGGGGGTTGATAAAAAATTTGGGGGTTAGATGGTGGCGTTCTGCTTCGCCTTATCGGCAGGGCACCAGGGGCAGAACCTCTCATTGCAGAGCGGGTACATCGCCAAGGTGGCGTCCTTGCCGATTGCGTTGATGAGGGTTACCAGCTGGTTTGCCTTAGCGAGCGCAGCTTCTGCAATCTCGGGCTGGTAGGGTTCCCACCAGAAGTAGGCGTCGCCGAGCTCACCGTCCCTGGGTAGGAACGCGATCATGACCTGTTGAACTTCGTAGCCGGCGTTGACCCAGCCGGTGCCGTAGAGGTGCGCCTGTACCCGGTACTGGTTGGAGGGGCCGTGCAGCTTGTACTTCTTGAGCATGTTTGGGCCGACGAATTTCCAGTCGATGACGGTCTTGTCGTTGACGCTGAACAGGTCGGTTGAGCCGGTGATCGCGGTACCGCCGATCTGACCGACAGTGACGCGGTTCTCGACGAGGTACCCTTCGTCCTTGTGGGCTCCGAACCAGTCCTCCATCTGCGAGTGGCAAGCCGTTCCGACGGTGGGTTTCCATGCGATGCCACGGTCTGGTTCGGTGTCGCCCGCGAGCTTGTGGATGAGACGGCGGGTGCAGTCCATGCCGATTTCGGAGGGTCCGATGCGCCGTTGGAGGCTGCGGGGGTGGGCGGTAATGGCGTCAGTGATGACGTTCATGATGCCTGCGACGGTGATGTCGGCGGTGTAGGCTTCTGTCTGCCCTGCCCCGGCTGGGGGTTTGGCGATGGTGGGGTTAACCAACGTGCGTGTCCTTCCTGTGGTGGTTAGCGGATGGTGAGGCGTGCGGTGGAATCTTCAGCGAACTGGTCCTTCAGCGCCGGGGCGAGAGTCTTCAGGTCGACCTTGCTGACAACCTGGTAGAACTGCGGGAACGCGTCTACCGGGTAGGTTTTGATGAACTTCTTCTCGTTGAATCGGCGGGGGTGGGAGACGGTGAGGGTTGCGTCGCCGCAGGTGTACTTGCCGTTCGGCAGGGCCTTGAGGGTCGCCTCGATCTTGGCGGCTCCTTCCTTCAGTGCAGCGATGTCTGCCTGGATGTTGACGAGTTCGAGGGCGAGTGCCTGCAGCTGTTCGTCGGTGATGGTTGCGCCGGTGAGGGTGGTGTGGGTGGTCATTTCGTTACCTTTCTTCGGGGTGGGGTTGAGGCGGTTGCGGCGGGCGGTGAGCCAGCCGGTTAGAACCTCGTGGTTGTGGATGTCACGCGCTGTGGTGAGCGTGGTGACGGGTACTGGGGGCGCCATCATGGCGCGGGTGGATAGGTGCGGGATGTATGGTTCGCGGCCTTCTGCTTTGGCGCGCCGTTGTTCGCGTTTGATGCAGGTTTTGCAGTCGGGGTTGGTTTGGTGTGCGGGTTGCCCACAGGCGGCGCAGACGTTTTTGCGGGGTGTGGGGATGCCTCGGGGTCGCCTGCCCTGCACCAGCGTGCGTGCCGGTTGCCGCAGGCTGCGCAGTTGGGGTTGCGTTCTAGTGCATCCTGCCCGCATGCCCCGCAGAGTTTCTTGACAGCCATGGCGCTTACCGCTTCTTGAGTGCGATGATGCTGACAGTTGCGGCGAGCACGGACAGGGCGAGTGCTGCGTTCGCTTTGGTGTCGAGTGCCTCGTTGGCTTCATTGAGGGCGTTGACGGTGGTGGTGAGGCGGGCGGCTTGGGTGCGCCAGTCTGCCACGCCCTGGGCGGTGGTGCGGTGTAGTTCTTGGTGGCGTTCGCGGGCTTGGGCGATGCGGTTTTCAACGCCGGAGAAGATGGTGGGCACGGTTATTTCTTCCTTCCTTCGTAGGGGTTGTTCCAGTCGATGCTGGAGCGCTTGAGGCGGGGTGGGGTGAGCTGTTCTTTGTTGGGGATGATGTGCCGGTACTCGCGCTTTTGGCGGAGGGCTTTCTCTGCCTGGTGGAGTGCGTGGTCGAGGGTGGCGCGGGTGAAGCAGTACCCGGTGTCCCGGCTCCAGGCGGCGGGGGTGAGTGTGCGACGGTAGACGCGGTTGGTGATGGTGAGCGGTTTGACGCCGAGGAATACGGCGGCTTCAGCCGCACTGTAGAGGGGCTTCTCCCCGTCCCAGTCGCCCGGGTGCGGGAGGCTATCTGCGATGTGTCCCATGGTGGTGTTTCTTTTCCTGATTTGCTGAGGCGGGGTTAGCGGCGGCCGTAGCGCATCTGCATGTGGTTTCGGCAGCGTGCCTTAGTCTCGGCACGCTTGACCTTCCACGCCGCGACATCTTCGCTGACGTACCAACGGATACCTGCCTCGTCCTTGCAGACCGGGTCTAGGCGGGAGCCTACGGCGGCTTTGATGGAGGCGTGCGAGTACTGGCGGAGCGTCTGGATCTTGATGCCTTCGTCCTCTGCGACTTGCACCTCGGAGATGAGATTGTGGTCGGGGTTGCAGGCTTCGTATGCGGTCTTGTGCGGCAGGTCGACAAGGTTAGCCATTGGTGGTGTCTCCGTTCTGGTCGTGGATGAATGAGCCGATGAGGATTGCGGCGGCTGCGGGGATGAGTGCGGCGGTGAAGATGACGGCGCGCAGGGCAATGTCTTCCTGTGCGGTGCCGATACCTGTGATGAGGATTGCGGCGGCGACGCATGCCCAGGTGAGGACGCGTGCGGTACGAAGGGTTGTGGTGCCCATGGTGTGTTCCTTAGTGGGTGGTGATGAGGTAGGCGAAGATGGTGATGGCGGCGATTGCCCAGAGGCCGACGGTGATCCAGGCGAGCTGGAAGAGCCGGTGGTTAGTGTCGTCTACCTCTGCCTGCAGGAGGTTGATTTCCTGGTTGAGGGCGACCTGCTTGCCGTGCACTTTGTTTACGTAGGCGATGAGCTGGGCGATTGCTTCCTTGTGCTCATTGCTGGTGTGGTTGAGGATGGCGATGTCTGTCTGGTGTTCCTTGCTGGACTCCTGGAGGATGCCGACGGCGGCTTCGACTTCGGCTTGCTTGCGTTCGTTCTCGACGACGCACCGCATGGTGTAGGCGACATTTGCCAGGGCGTCTTTGTTGGCTTGGTTGAGCTTGGTGTACCAGCTGTCGACCCTGTTGCCGAGGTCGCAGGTCTTGTCCTGCAGGGCGGCGATGTTGTTGTCGATGCTGGCGATGTCGTCGATGATGCCTTGGTGGTTGTTGACGATGGTTTGGATTGCGGTGTGGCGGTGTGCCCTGCCGGCGGAGCGGTCGCGTTTGGTCTTGGCGGTCATTGTGTAGTCCTTACTTGGGTGGTGTGGTTATCCCTGTTTCAACTGGTCGAGGAGCTTACGGAGCCTTTCCTCCCTCTTCTTTTTCGCCTCTTCTTCCTCCTCTGGGGAGAGGGGTAGAAGGAGGCCTCGGATGGTGAATTCCTTGATCTCGACCTGGTTGTCGTAGGTGGCAGTCACTTCGACATTGCCGAGGTTCATCCCTGCGGCGATCTGCCGGATGATGCGGCAGTTTTGTTCTCCGATTTTTTGGAGTGTTTCGTCAGTGGTAAGAGGCGGCAAACCTTCCCTGAAGGGGTCTTCGTCGTATTCGAAGGGGCCGTCTTCGTAGGGGCTTATCCTCACTGTTCTCTCCTTAGTTGGTGGTGTGGGTGACGGGTC